ATACAAATAGTTCTCGATAAAACAAATCTCACAGACGGTATTAAGAAAAAGGTTCGTGGAGAATTTGAAACTATTTTGGATCTTTTAAATTTTAATAATTATGGTCATGATATTTTTCGCAGATGGTATATTGAGGGAAGATTGTACTATCATATTATGATTGATGAAAATGATCCAAAACGTGGAGTTGTTGAACTTAGAAGTTTGGATGCTACGAAGATTAAAAAAATTAAACACGTTAAGCAAGAAAAAACTGCCGACCAAACAAAAGTAAAAGTTAATGTTATTCCTGTATATACTTACAATGAAGCAGGATTGGATAAAAGATCTTCTCAGGGTCTTGTGATTTCTGGTGATAGTATTGCATATACTACTTCTGGTTTATTAAATCCTCAAAAAAATACAGTAATGTCTTATCTTCATAAGGCAATCAAACCACTAAATCAACTCCGAATGGTAGAAGATGCAGTTGTTATCTATCGTATATCACGAGCACCAGAACGCAGAATTTTCTATATTGATGTAGGAAATCTTCCAAAACTAAAAGCAGAACAATATATTCGTGACATCATGACACGTTACAAGAATCGTTTAGTATATGATTCTGTATCTGGTGAAATTAAAGATGATCGCAGACATCAATCAATGTTAGAAGATTATTGGTTGCCTCGTAGAGAAGGTGGTCGAGGAACAGAAATCACTACACTTCCTGGCGGAGAAAATCTTGGTCAATTGGAGGATGTAGAGTACTTTCAACGAAAAATGTATAAAGCAATGCACGTTCCTGTATCTCGTCTCGAAGCTGATTCAGGATTCTCTTTGGGAAGAGAAAGTGAAATTACAAGAGATGAATTACTTTTCAACAAATTCATTAGTAAATTACAAACAAGATTTTCTATTTTATTTGATGAAATAATGGAGAAACAACTGATATTGAAAAATATTATGACTGCGGCCGAATGGTCAAAAGTCAGAGATAAAATACATTATGCGTTTACTTCAGATCATTTTTATACTGAATTTAAACACCAAGAAACTATGACTCAACGTATGGCTCTTGCTAGAGATATGGAAGATTTTGTTGGTAAGTATTATTCTAAAGATTGGTATAGACTAAACATTCTTAGGCAGTCAGAAGATGAAATTGTAAAACAAGATGAATTGATTGCAAAAGAGGCAAAAGAAGATGCAGAAAATGAAGGTGAAGGTGGTGAAGAGGGTGAATATTAAGGGTTTCTCACCTTGTAAAGTTTATAAATATTAATAGATAATTTTTGGAGATTAAAATGGCAGAACAACAGACACAACAAGATTTTAAAACAGTAGATATTATAGATTTCGCAATGCAAAGTAAACCCACAAGGGTAAATGATGCATTTGGACAATTGATTTCAAATAAGGTGGTAAATTCACTTGCAAGTCGAAAACAAGAAGTTTCTGCTAAGATGTTTACAAATAAAATAGAAGATCCTGCAATAGAAGAACCAACGGCAGAGATTCCAGTAGAACCAGAAGCAGAAACAACGGAGACACAATGAAACTATTAGCGGCAAAGACGGCCACAACTGCTACAGAATTGGGTTTGGGTAAAGCAACAGCGGTTGCGGTTTACGCATCAGCGATTACAATTATTTCAGTAGTTGAAAATGATGGAACTGAAGGAGGAACAGGTGGAACAGTTCAAGGTTCTGTTACTTTGCCCGCTGCTTCAGTAACCGTTATTAATAAGGATTCTGATCAATTTTTATTGGCAAATCAAACAAATGGAACATATACAAAAATTGCTGGTGGTATAGTATAAGATATGAAAACATACAAAGAGTTTAGAAAATCAATAGGTTTTCCTGTTAAAGAAAGAAAAGTAGAAGAGGTAATACGGTCAGAAAAATCTTTGACAGAAGATGTTGTGGATCAATTAAGGTCTGTTGTAAAAAAGAAAAAAGAATCGAATATTAAGTTTAAAAGTGGTACATCGGTTCCAATTGACCCCGAATCTGCAAATATTATTTTAAAAACCTTTGACACACTAAATAGTAGTAACAAGAAAAAAATGCAAGATAACATGAACAAAGACACAAAGTCGTTCTTGAAAATCTTGGATTTCGCATTCAGTAACGCAAAATAGGATAGACAAATGAAACTTATATGCGAACTAGCAGAAACAGTAGAATACGAACTGATTGAAGAAGAAGGGAAACCCAAAAAATATTTTATTGAGGGTATTTTCATGCAATCAGAGATGAAGAACAAAAATGGTCGAATTTATCCTTTGCCTATCCTTGAAAAAGAAGTAAATCGTTATGTAAAAGAATATGTCACACCAAAACGTGCATTTGGAGAATTAGGACATCCTGACGGCCCGACAGTTAATTTAGATCGTGCATCACATATGATTACTTCCTTGGTAAAAGAAGGCAAGAATTTTGTTGGCCGTGCAAAAATTCTCGATACGCCAAATGGTAAAATTGTAAAATGTTTGATTGATGAAGGTGCAAGGTTAGGTGTTTCCTCAAGGGGAATGGGAACATTAAAACCAGATTCAAATAAATCTCAGATTGTGCAGAAAGATTTTTATCTTGCTTCTGCTGCAGACATTGTTGCAGATCCATCCGCTCCCAATGCTTTCGTAGAAGGTATTATGGAAGGAAGAGAATGGATTTGGGATAATGGACTTTTGCGTGAACAGGATATAGAACGGGCAAGGAATAACATCCTAAACGCCTCTTCCAAAAGACTTGAGGAAGTAAAATTAAACGAGTTCAAAAATTTATTATCAAAGTTGTGATATTATAAATATTACTACAGTAAACGAAATATACCATTAACTATTAGGAGTATCAAGTTCTATGGAAAATACAACTCAAGAAGAAATTCTGGAAGAAACTGAGCAAGAAGGACTTGTTGAAGCTCCAGAACAAATTGAAGAAGATAAAGAAGAAATCGTTGCCGAGGCCCCCAAAGCCAAAGTCAAAGAAGATGATGACGAAGATGAAGATGATGATGACGAAGAAGAGGAAGAAGACGAACAGGTAAAGAAAGAGGAAGTTAAAATTCCTTCTACTAAAGCTGGAATGATCAAGGCCCTTTTCGATAAAGTCAATACCATGAAGAAAGAAGAAGTTTCTACTAAATGGAAAGACCTTATGGGTGTTGCAGAAGGTTCTGTCGAAGATTTGGGTGGCCCAACTCCAAGCGGGCCAGATGATGCAGATCCAAAAACAGGAGATCCGCAACCTGGCAAAAAGAAAAAGAAAATTAAAGTTGATATTCCAGAAATTGATGTTAAAGAAGACATTGAAGCACTGGTACAAGGTGAAGAACTCTCAGAAGAGTTTAAATCCAAAGCATCAACAATATTTGAAGCTGCAGTTCATCAGAAAGTCATGGAAGTGACAACAGTAAAAATCGAAGAACTGGAAGAAGAGTATCAAAAAAATCTTCAAGAAGAAATTATTTCATTCCGTGACGACTTGACAGATAAAGTCGATGGTTATCTCAACTACGTAGTTGAAGAATGGATGAAAGAGAACGAACTTGCGCTCGAAGGATCACTGAAAGGTGAAATTACCGAAGAGTTCATTGGTGGTCTTAAAGATCTCTTCACAGAACATTATATCGAAGTTCCAGACGAAAAAGTTGACATCGTTGAAAGCCTTTACGACAAGGTTGAAGAACTTGAAGAAAAATTAAATTCTCAAATTGAGGACAACGTTAAAACTAAAGACGAACTCAATGAATATCGTAAAGACAAAATCTTGGAAGAAGTTTGCGAAGACCTTGCAGACACACAATCTGAAAAGATGAAATCTCTCGTAGAGGGTGTTTCTTACGAAGAAGATGCAGATAATTTTGAGAATAAAGTTAAGACGATTAAGGAAAATTATTTCCCAAATCAAACTAAACAAGATGATAATGTTGAACAAGAAAGTGATGTATCGGAAACGGAGGAAACTCCAGAGATGAATAACATCATGGAAGCATATAGTAAAGCTATTGCTCGTAATTAATAATTATAAATTTTAAATTTTTAACAATTAAGGAGTTTTAAAAATGCAACTCTCAGAACAAATTAACAAAAAGTGGGCGCCAGTTCTGGATCATCCAGATCTTCCACCTATTAAAGACTCGCACCGAAGAGCAGTCACTGCAATGTGTCTTGAAAATGTTGAAAAACAATATACTCAAGATCAAACAGGTAGTGGACTCTTAACGGAAGCAACACCTACTACTGTGATGGGTCTAACTGACACATCCGCATCATTGGGTGGTAGTGCAGGAAACCAGACTCATGTAAGTGCTGACTTTGCAGATCCAGTTTTGATCTCAATGGTTCGGCGTGCAATGCCTCAACTCGTAGCATACGATGTTTGTGGTGTTCAACCTATGACTGGCCCAACTGGATTGATCTTTGCTCTCAAGAGTCGTGTCAATTCAATGTCAGGGGATGAACTTCCTGGCGTAACTGAGCCGAATCAAGAATCTGGTGCAGATGGACATGCAACTGGTGACTTAGTTACCACGCCTGGTCTTTTGATCACTGGTAATGACGGAACAGGTCAAACTGGTAACGAATTTTCCGCACATAGTGCTCTGGAAACAGACGCTGGTGAGGGAGATGTTGGTGGTGAAATGTCCTTCTCAATCGAAAAGATTTCGGTTGCTGCTGGTACACGTGCCCTGAAAGGTTCCTATTCAATGGAACTTGCACAGGATTTACGTGCTGTTCATGGATTGGATGCAGAAGCAGAACTTGCTAACATCCTGTCTGGTGAAATTCTTGCAGAGATTAACCGTGAGGTTATCCGCAAAATTTACATCAATGCAAAAGTTGGTGCCCAAGTTGGTACAACTACTACTGGTATTTTTGATCTTGATACTGATTCCAATGGACGTTGGATGGTTGAAAAGTTCAAAGGTCTAATGATGCAGATTGAAAAAGATGCAAACGGAATTGGTCAAGACACTCGTAGAGGAAAAGGTAATATTCTAATGACTTCATCTGATGTTGCTTCGGCTCTTCAGATGGCAGGTATGTTGGATTATGCTCCTGCAATGAGTACAGATCTGAATACAGATACTGCTTCGACTACTTTCGCTGGTGTTCTTAATGGTCGGTATAAAGTATATGTTGATCCATATGCTTCTGCCAACGCACAAGAATACTACTGTGTAGGTTACAAAGGTGATTCACCGATGGATGCTGGTATATTCTATTGCCCTTACGTTCCGTTGCAAATGGTTCGTGCGGTTGATAGTGCTAGTTTTCAACCGAAGATTGCTTTCAAGACACGTTATGGTTTAGTTGCAAATCCATTTGCAGAAAATGCAAGTGCTTCAACTGGTCGTATAACTGGTGTTCTTGGATCTAATCCTCACCTGAATGTATATTACAGAAAAGCTGCAATTACCAACTTGATGTAATTCT